GTTGACAGCAGTCACGAGTGCAGTCTCGAACATGTCTCGAGCGCGAGAGCGAAAATCGTCGTCGAACTGCTCGCCGTCGAACAGCGCATCTACATCGCCCGATAGCTCAGCTACATCCTCGCGAGTTACCTTAGGTGGCTGTGAAATGACAGACGAACCCTGCTTCAGCTGCGCCTGCTCTCCGGCTGGTACTCCAGCCACGAGCGACGAATAGGCCTTCTTAAGGCCATCCTTGTCCATGGACGATACCTTGGACACAATGGCGTTCAGTAGCCCAGCCTTTGTACCTGGTACCTTGACTGCTGTCGGCGACGTCACGACCGGCGACTTTTCACCACTGGCGTCGCCGCCTGGCGGAGTAACCGTCTTCGTCTGTGGGTCCGGAACGCTTGCCTTGACCCCGTAGCTAGCGTCGAACTCGTCGAGCTGCGTTTGTACTTCCTGTCGCTTTGTCATCGCTCCGGTCTCTCCGTGGATGTTTAATGGTCCACCGTGGATATTTATACCACTGATGATTTACATACCTCGACGCGTTGAGTCGAGAAACTTTGAGAACTCACGCAGTGCGTTCTCACGTAGCTGCTGAATCCCCATGCGACGCATACTTCTACGCTGCTCCACGACGGCCTCGACGCTCCAGTGGCCGGTCGACTCGTCGTAGAGCCACTCATGCCCCTCCATGACTCCCTTAACGAAGGCCATCGGCGCGCTCGGGTCTGCCACAATGTCGGCAGCGCTCGCGAGCTTATAGTCAGGCTGCACCTCCATGATGCCAGTCTTCACCTCACGTAGCGATCCCATTCCACGCGACGACACACCGAGCCGTGCGCCCTCGTCGAGTAGATTGCGCGCGATGTTTCCGTACGGAGTATCCATCAGCTTCGCGCGCCCGACGAAGTTGTTTCCATCTTGTTCGAGGCTGCGAATCATGTGGCTGACGCGCTCGAGGTTGATTGTCGGACCTGCTGGGTGACCCAGCTCGCCGTACGCACGGTTCTCCGCGATGTACTGCTTCTTATAGTTATCGACTGCTGGCTGCAGCACCGTCATCGGGTAGAGGCGGCCGTTCTTGTTCTTAACGGCGCCCTGCATAAAGACGCCCTCGATGTAGTAGCACTTCTTTCCGTCTGCCGCGGCCTCGGTGACGACCCTGACAGACGACTCATCGCAGATTTCGCAGATCAGCTTCATGTTAGTACTGCGAGCCTCCAGTGACGCTGGTGCGCTTATGAAGCTTGACGACTAGGCTGGCGACGCCGGCGCCATTCTTTGTGACGACGACATTCGCGGCGCTCTCGCCGCCGGTCTCGAGCTGAATGCCGGCGTCCTGGTACTTGAACGTCGCTACGCCCGACAGCTGCAGAACGGTATTCCCACCGCGCTTGACGGTATACGTAACGGCGTTCGCCGCGGCGACCATCACTGTACTGATCCACATCTCGTTGACGGTCTCGCCGGCGCTGTTCGCCGACACCGTGGTGTTCGCAGAGTTAAGCTGCACATGTCCGCCACTCTCGAAGATCGCGGTGACGTATCCGCCCTTGACTCCCTTACTAACTACTCTGTTCGTCGACATACCGTTGTATCCTGTGTTACCGTTCTCATTTTCTAGATAGAACGAATTGTTGAGATAGTATCCCCACGCATTACCGTATGGTGGATCTCCAACCCAGTCCTGTGCGCCAGGCGATTCGCCTGGATAGTCTTAGACTATGCGGTACAGTTTTCCGATTGCGGCGCCGACTCTACTACTCGAGTCTCGCGCGACTGGAGCAGGACTTGCTCCCTGAACGTTCTGAATGCCATCCTCGGGCCGTTATTCTTATCGTATCTCACAGCGCTCGGGGAGGTTCGAACGACCGCTATGTCGCCGTCCCTCTGGTCGCCGCGGCGCCGCGGGGTCTGACTAACTTCCCCAGTGGTGCCCTGCGACGATGTTCTAACGTGCTGGTCAACCTTGGAGAGCTCACCGTTATACGGCTGGTGCGCGGCATGCTGAGTTTCCCCCTTGTGTGTGTCTTCCTGATCCTCCGGGTACTTCGTCAGACGTACCGGGTGATCGTCCTTGAAGTCACGCTCTCCCGCAGCGCGCGGTTCCAACTTCTTGTCCGGATTTGGTAGGCGCTTATTCGTCTTGATGGCTCTTACGCCCGACTCCCCGTCGAGCGCTCCTACCATCGCTGCTTCCTTGACGGTAGCGAGTTTATTTGGTAGTGGGTAGGAATGTTTCGAGAGCTCTGCATCGAGAGATTTTGGATCATAGTGAATCTGCATCTTTGGTGATCGGTATAAGTCTACGTCCACAGCATATGTGCGTCTCGCCCTGCTAACGTGCACGAGCCGTGTAGGTATCGATGCATGTGTTAAGCGCGTTGTTTTGAAGACAGCAGCCGGCTGCTGTTTTCTGAGGTACCCATGCTTCTTCGCGACAGCGACAAAGTCGTCGTGGTGGAAATTCTCGTTCATCTATGCAGATCTCCTACTTTCGTATACAAGTCGTTGTCGAACATCAGGCTGCCTTGTACGGCGCGCTCGGTGTCGATCAGATTAGTCACCTTATCCTGCAGTACTCCGACGATCGCGTCGTTGAACGCTGCGGCGTTGCCGTCGCGAAGAGCCTCGAGTCCAGAGTGAATTTGACTGGTTGAATCGTTCATTTTCGTTGACTCCTCGTGCACTATAGTTTCTCTTTTCTTTCTTGCGGCAACTTCTCTTTTTAGTCTTTCTTGATTAAGTCGCTCTAGTGTTTGAAATTCTTTTCTCTCACCTGTACTAAAGGCATTGCCACCATCTCTAAGCCGTCTTAAATAATCATGCCGTTCGGCATCGTAGGTCAGAGGATTGGCAACGACTAGTCGTTGCCTTGGACTTGTATCTTTAGGGGTGCCACCGCCAGGCTTACTACCGCCAGCCCGACCATAAATTCGCGGTCCGGCAGTTCGGAACCATCGACCTTCGGCCACATTTTGCTCTTCCGCCACATCATCGGCGCCGCCGCGACGTGCCGGCACGACGTCGACGTGCCGACCCTTCTGTCTGTGCTCGACCTCACGAAAAATTGCAGCCTGCTGCGTGGCGTCGGCTTGGATGAAGTAGCGCAAAGGATTGGCCACAAACTTCTTCCAGTCCTCCTTACTCAGCTCCGGTAACCGGAAGGAGTCGATGTTGTACAAGGAGCGGACCATGTTCAGAAATCTTGCTTTATCCATGGGCCTAGCTCTGTTGATGGTACCCATGCTGCAGCATGAGGTTGTGATAGTTGACGAGTCGAGTTGCTACGGTACCACTCAGTGGATGTGGGTGGTGGGTGTACTGTGCATGCTCGGGGCCGTGAGCTCTCTGCCACATAGTGACGTGCGTGTGCAGATGACGAAGGGCTGCTTCGCGGCTGCCCCCGCGCTGCACTGAATAATGTCGTATGGAAGTTTCGTCGAGCTGCATGGTCTATTTATCCTTTGGGAATCCGCCATTACCAACTTTCTTCAGCGCACTAGCACGCAGTTTTTTCTGCTGAGGTTTCTGCGGTGGTCCAGCCTGTTTCATAAACGGTGAAGGTGGACCAGTCTGATCGTCTGTTTGCTGCGGTGGACCAGTCTGATCGTCTGTTTGCTGCGGTGGTCCACCCGGTGGTCCACCGGAAGTCATTCCAGCAGCCTGCGTCTTTGCGGCCTCGTCGTCGATCTGCGAGGAGATGCTATCGATCTCCATGTCGTCCTGGTCCAGGACGTTGCGGCGAACCCACGCCTCCGACCAATAACGACCGACGAATGGGTCCATGGCCTGCAGTAGCGTGACGCGCGCGGTCATTATCTCCTGGTTCTTTAGTTCGGTAAAGTGGTCGTCGTGCACGAAGTCGTAGCGAATCTTGTTCTTTATCTCGGCCCACTCGTCCGCAGTCATGATGTTTCGCAGCCGCAGTTGTGTCTCCAAAAGTGAGTCGAAGAGGTGGGTGAACCTCAGTCGCATTCTCTTAACGTACTTCATGAACTTCAGCTCGTCGCGACTGATCTCGGATGATCGGCCAAGGTTGAATGTACTGTCGGTCTCCAGGCGACTGACTGGTACGTTGAGCGCCTTGTAGAGCTTTCGCCTGAAGTAGTTGACGTCCTCCATCTCACCGAGGTTCTGTCCACCCTGCAGCGTGGTGATTTCCGTTCCACGACCACCCTCGCGGCGCGGTAGCCAGAAGTCCTCGAGCATCGTCATGAATTTGCGATCGTCCCGAACCTCACCGGTCTGGGCGTCGTACACGAGGCGGTTCTTATGGCGCGCCATCATGTCGCGAATGTACTGCTCCGCCTTCATCTTCGGCATGTTGCCGACGTCGATGTAGAATATTCTGCGCTCCGGCGCGCGGCTGAGCCTGTAAATGACTACGGCGTCCTCGAGCATCCTAACCTGGTTGACCGGTTTGATGGCCTTATGCAGGTTGGAGAGAATCATCTTGTTGCGTTGGTCGAGCAGTCCCGAGTGTACGTAGCATATCGAGTCCTTGGACACCTTGATGCCCTGCGAGTATACCGTCGTGCCCAGACCCGTCGGATTGTACACATAGTACTCGTTGTACGCGGGGGCGATCGGAACCTTACCCTGCTCTGTAGTATGCGTCGGTGATCTCTTGATCGGTGTCCGGACCTTGCGAATGCGGCGTGGATCGACGTACCGCAGTTCCTGTATGCCGGCTTCCGGGGTCTTTACGTCGATCATCATGTGATAGTACAGACGCCCGTCGACGTACCACCTCTTGAACACCTCGTACCCTAGACTCTGGAAGTCGAGTAGGTTGAGTATATGATCGAACTCCTGGGTGATGCGTTTCTTCGCGCCCGCCGCCGGGGTGCCCTCGAGTCCGTCGAGATTGATTGATACTGGAGATATATCATCGTTCATCACGACGGCTTCATTCACGATGTCGTCGATAGCAGATTCAACCTCCGGCTGCATTGAGATCTCACGGTACCGCGTCACCAGTTCGCCTTCAGTTTTCGCCGTACCCTCAAGGTCGACGAATGTGCCGTAGGCACCGCCCGGGGCGATCTCGAACGCACCGTCATCCTTCGCTGGAGGTGCGAACGATGGAACGCGCGTCGCCTTCTCGACGGCGTCGTCCTCGATGTTCTTACCGAATCTAAAGCCGAATAGATTGATCACGTTACCGCCATGAGACCGCCGCGAGTATTACTCGCCGGATGTTAGACTGCGAGTACTCCAGTCGTAGACGGCGCGACTATATCCCACCAGTCATATGCGAACGACACTGGGAACGTCTCGATAGCGTCGCCCATGTCCCAGTTTAGGTCGATTGCACCGACCGTCTGCGGCCATATGTTGACGAAGCGATACGTTCTGATCGGAGTACCGGTCTTTGCATACTGCGTTACGGTTGCTGAGGTGCGATAGTCGGCGTTAGACGGTATGTTCGCTGAGCGAAGATTCGTCGCGTGCTTGTTGATCGAGTTCGACCAAGTCTCGATCGCGTGTCGTACAGCAAAGTCCTCGTCAATGTAGATTTGGACGTCCCAGTTTGGAAACGTTCGGCTGCCGGCAAGCTTGATTGGTCGACCGAAGTAGCGTGGTTCCACTAGTCCCAGTTCGCTCGAAGGAATCTGCGTCGCGTGACACGTGAATGATACTCTAGAACCGACATTCGGAACGCCGTTCGGAGTGTCGACGATGACGCTGAATAGCGACGGTCGTGCGCCGCCGAGTGGTAGACCCGCCGATGC